GCAGTCGCAGCCAAAACCCAACCATGCCCGGCAATAATGGAGTTATCGGCCGCGATCAAAACCGGATTGGTAAACCCGTACTCCTCGATCGATTGCGAAATTTGCACGATTTGCGTTTCGCTATGCGTGCGAGCGTTTGAGGCATACGGGACCAGGTCAGAAACCGCAATAAATTCCAACTGGTTAGGCATATCGGCCGATTTTGGAGAACTAGGCATAAGCCCCCCCAAACGAAACGAAACGGGTTTTTTGAGGCATGCACAAATAAATTTTTGCGAGTATGATCACCCTCATGCCCCACCCCCCCTAGAAGTACCTTCTTTTTCTGGAGCGCCTAGAGGCGAGCGTAGAGGATCAGAGCGAGAGAACGTCAGGATAGAACCCGGACACGCAGCGAAGAACACATCGTAGGACACACCGATCTCGGAACGGGTCACGTCCGTGTCCCAACTGGAACGCGAGGGGAGCGACTGCCCCCAGGCTTCACAGAGAGCCCTTTCAGTCTCGGTAGCCTCGCTTGTCGGACTGTTGGTCGTACACGCGACCCCGAGCAGCATCAACGCGCCTACGCAGATCAGCAGCGCGCCCCTGGTCGAATTCAATACCTTCATCTTTTGCCTCCCTTTTGCCCTGATCAATGCCGCGTCTAAAGATACGCGCGACCAAGGCAGCCACAGAAAGAGCCCCGGCAAGAATTACCAGAGCCCATAATTTCAGCCGACCGGGGATCATTCGCGCCCCATTTTCATCGCGCGCCATACCACCACACCAAGTGCAACAGCCGCCAATGCAGTGAAGCCCCAAGTCATTATATGATCAGGCAACACCGGAGCCGCCTCAGTGAGTACGCGCTCGGCTGCAACCGCGACCAACGTGACCGTGCCGCCTTCTTTGGCAGCTTGGGTAACGCGCGCCGGAACTTCCTCTGGCGCAAACCGGGTCTCACGAATTGGGAACTTTGTGCCCCAAGAGCGCGCTGGGCCAGTATCGATGTGCATGAAGCCCTGGCGCGGATAATAGCCAAAGCCCTTAAACCCGACAGATCGAGCCACCGCCTCGAATTCAACCGGGTCATGGTTTTCCATACGGATATCGAAAGCCTGGCCCTTCATGTGGTAGGAGCCGGTAGCGCCACCAACGCGGCGATTGTGCGCTGGATCACGATAAGCCGAAGTAACCAACATAGGCGCATCGATACGGATGCGCAGAACCTCAAGCATATCCAGAGACGCCTCATCCAGCTTAAGAGATCCGTCGCCCTTAGAGGCCAACTCGGCCGGGGTGAAGTGACGCCAGCGCCAATCCGTAGCCAAGCTATGATGGGAAAACTCAATCATTTTTTTAGTCATTACGACCTCCACGTTTGCCCCGGCGGGGAAACCGAAGACGATTAATAAACCCGCCAAAGAGATTGTGGTCTGGATAGAATGCAGCCGTCCAAACCGACCAGCCGCCACGATCCGTCAAAGGGATCAGTAGCCACAGCAAAACGAGCAAATGGTAGAGCCCGCGCAAGAAAACCAGAGTAAACACGACATTAACCGCCAATCCGGTCCAGCCGTACCAAACGGCCCAAACGCCAGGAAAGACACCGCCCAAGAACGACGGAGTGACATCCCAATAAAATGAGCGCGCGAGGTAGGCGACCACGACCAAGGTGATACCAGCCGACAGCCGATAAGTGGTGCCGTCTCCCTGTTTGACAGCGCGAGGCGTGAACCCACGAACAACCATCACGCCAAAGAATAGCGCGACCGAAAAGAGCGACCAAAGACCCAAAAGCGACAAGTTAGACAACATCCGTAAAATTCCGATCTTTCTTGATATCCTCGATCAACGCCTCAAGACGACGCGCCTGCAGCAACACCCGATCGACCTGCTCACGACTTTCCAAAGCAAGCGACGTCGCCGCGATATCGCCAGGCTTGGCTTTGCTTCTGGCTTTGAAAAACCCGAGAAAACTAAAAATCACGACCGGACCCCCGTTCGAGAACCCGAGTAAGCGCGTCGATCGATTGGCTGGCCGCGTCCGCAACTTCCCGGATTTCGCGTGCACTGGCCCGAGTGTCGTCGACCCGTTTGTTCTGGACATCGACATAGGCCCTCCAAAGATGAATGACCGCATAAGCCAACCCGACGATTACCGCGCCGGGAATGCCGTAGGTCTCGATGAATGGACCGCTCTCCATCGCCAACGCCCCGTTTTAGATTAGCGACCCGCATCACGCGCCCCTTACGTCTAAAGATTGGCTCGGCTTGGACCGCGCTGCCTCTGGCGGTTTTCCCGCAATAACTCGGCGGACAGCGGTCACATCGATACAAAGCCACTCAGCGATCTCAGTGGCGGAATAGGAATGTTCCTCATGCAGCACACGGATGCCGATCCTGCGCCAATTGCGCTCGATGTAGCGCAGGTTTGAAGTTTGCAGGATTTCCCCCCCAAACTCGCGAGATAGGGTCTTAGCATCACGCCAGCCAATCATGCGGACCAAATCGTGATTGATCGGAAGTGTTTTAGGGACATAGAAACAAACGCGCCACGATCTGCCTGTTGCCCCCCGCATCTTGCCAACCAGGCTGCAGACGACAGTGCGACCAACCACGGCCGCCAACTCACCCGCAACACCCTCAAGCGGCAATTGGAGAGCGCCGCCCGAGCTTTGCATTTGTAGATCAGTCACCAGAGAGTCCACAGATCGAAAGAACTATCTCAGCCTCGGCACGGATCAGCGCGTCACGCATGTGAGGATGCAAATTCAAAGTGTAAAATCGCAGACCAGCCTGGACCTCATCGATGCCAGCATAGCAAGCGATGATCTCGCCAGTTTCAGTGTTGAAGATTTCAACGTTTGCCAGCAGCACATCGCAGCGCAGCGTGACCGTGTTAAAAACCTGCTCGAAAAAATCAACGCCAGATCCCATCATCATGACCGCCGCTGTTTGGCGTTGAGCCGTTGTCCGGCAAATTTAAGCGCGCGAGCGATATCGGCCGCCAGCTCATCCTTCAAACCCAATTGAGCCTGGACCTGATACGCGCCATCCAGCTCATCCAGTGAATGCAGGTGCAGACGAACTGGCCGGGATTCCAAACGACCAGGACGCGCGGTGTGCACAACACAATCACCGGCATCAACATCCACGGTCACTGTAGCGCGACCAAAGACGTGCCCAAAGCGATCGGGATCAATATGCGGCGACGTCAAAACGACACCTCAACAGCCCGGCATTGTTCGCGGGTTATTTCGCCAGAGTTGAGCAACTGGCGAACAATCTCAGCAGGGCAGTGACGGGCAAGGTTTCCCTTCGCACCAACAAACGCATCAATCCACGATTGCTGAATGGACGGCGCAGTCTTTGGATCAGCGGCCTTCACAGCATGCTGCTCCCACCGACGCTGCGAAAGCCAATTTTGAGGAAGCGCGATATAGCGCACTTCATTGCCCTTTTGCTCGACAGCGTAGGCCTTAGCAGCACCGATCAGATCATCAGGCAAAGCCCCGGATTTCAAAGCATCGATCAATTCAGCCTCAATCACATCACGAACGCCAGAGCGGGGATACACCGCAATGAAATCATCCAAGAAACCAATATCGAAATCGATTGTTTGCGGCTCGGCTTCCGAGGCGCAAGGTTTAGTTACTGGTTCTCTTACAAGGTTAGTGTCGCATTTTGCGACACGGCTATCGCCATTTTTGCGACACGGCTCTGGCGTTTTTTGCGACACGGCCCGTGTCTCATTTTGCGACACGGCTAAGTCATGATCGAATGCCAGCTCGTAGTAGGTCGAAAGCTGCCTTTTGGTGCGCGGACAGATGCGAGGCACGCGCCGAACAAGGCCGCGAAGCTCAAGCAAATCTAGGTTGCGATTGACCGTTGCGCGGTGCATTTCAGCATCAACCGCCAACAGATCCTGAGACGGATCACAGCGTTTCGTGTCCTTGTTGTGCCGATCAGCAAGGTGCCACAGCAATATCTTTGTGGCGGGTTTTAGACCGCGCTGCTGGATGGCCCAATTTGTGGCGGCGTGGCTCATGAAAAACCTCGTTTGATGATCGTTTGAAAGCCGTGCTTGGAGAGAGCGCCCAGCGCATCATCCAGAGAGCGCACGATGGCGTAGGCGTGGCCCTGGGCTTCGACAGTTGACTGGAATTCTTTTTGAGACTTCGACTGCGAGCCCGTCTTTGACTTCACCTCCAAGAACAGCGAGCGACCGTTCTGGAGCAGGACCAGATCCGCAAAGCCGGGATAGACACCCATGCCCTTAAGAATCGACTGTTTTAGGTAGGCCGCCTTGCCGTGACCATTCACCTCGTTTGCAGAATGGTGGAGGATCGAGCCCTTGGGCAGAACCGGACGCAAGTGCTTGACGATTTCGCGCTGGGCGTCCGCCTCGGGGTGTCCGTTCATAGCCTCACTCCGCCGCAAAAAGCATGGCAGGGGCAGTTTCTGGGTGCTCATTGATTGCGATTGCAACGTGCGAGCCATTGGCCCCACCCTCGCCTTTCCACCAGCGATATGCCGTGCGCTCGGATACACGGAACACCAGCTGCACCTGCAGAGGCGTTGCAAATTGAGCGCGAATGTAGCCCGCCCATCGTTTGGGAAATTCTTTTGCGATCTGGTGTGGGTCGTATCCGGCGACAACGCCGGCTTCATCGCCAGACGACTGAGCACAATCTACCGTGGTAGAATGGTCGTATGGATCGAAATCGGCATGCAAAACGACACGATCAGGACCGCAGACGTCACTGCGGCGTCGTCGTGGCAAATGATAGCCGACGCGACGACTGGGTGACATTTCAGTCATGCTGCTGTGTCCACCACGGGCGGGACTGCATTTGCCTCGATATAATTGGTGAACCGCTCCGCAACATCCAGAGTACAACTCCCCCCGCCCAAAAGCGTCCGGTAAAGCCTATTGTTACCAACTGCCTTTTTGCAGAGCGTTGCCCTAGAGCAACCGCGCGCGACCGCCTGCTTCTCGATCAACTTTATGAGTTCATTCGATGTCATGGGTTCATAATAGGGGATTATAGTCCCCTAATGTCAAGGGACTTTCGTCGCCTTAAAGTGATCCATTGTCACGGGTAACATTATCACCATGAGAAATTTCCGTGAATCACTTCTTGAGAAGCTCGTCGAGACTGGTACTTCACTGCGTCAAGTCGCAGAGGGCACCGGTGTCTCCTACGAGCAACTGAAGAAGTTGAAACAAGTCGAAACGCGAAAAATGAATGTTGATGATGCGATCAAAGTAGCGAGATACTTCGATTTGACACTTGAAGAACTTATTGCGGGTCAGCCAGCGTCAGCCCAATATCAGATAATGGTCGTTCTGCAGTCGCTATCAGCTGAGTCCCGTGAGTTTCTAATGAATGCTGCAAAAGCTCAATTTGACGCTGAGGAGAAGGCTCGTCAGCAATCTGGGAAAGAAACCGAATGACGTCTTTCTCCCTGTTCAACATTCGCAACCCTATCCAAATTCTTTTTAAGAACGTAACAAGAACACCCAAGCACAGCAACACTTCTGGTCGGACTGGACCCGGCGAATTGCCGTCGCTGGGCTGAAGCACCTGATAATAACGATGAAAAATTTTAGCCTTTGAAGGTCTATCCATGTCAAAACTTGTGAAATGTGCTACCTGCAACAACGATATCTCGTCTTCTGCGAAGTCTTGTCCGAATTGCGGTCAGAAGTTGAAATCCGGCTTTATAATGAAGACCATCAAGTTATTTGGGTTTATGCTAGTTGCAGTGGTCGTGGCCGGGTTGATCTTTGGTGATCCGGATAAACCGCAACAATACGCTTCCAGTTCAGACGAGGTCAGCGTCGACGAATCCGAGCTGGCTGTGAATCTGCGGCCCGAACAGCAAGTTGCGTTTATCCAGTCAGTCGAAACTGGTCGTGCTGCAGCCGACCTGGCAGATAATGACATGCAGAAAGGCGCGGCGTTTGCGCAACGCTCAGCAGCAATGTGCGATCTTTTACCTGCTGACAACAAAGTCGCTGACTGGGTAGGCACAATTTATAGCATTTCAGCAAATAACGACGGCAAAGGTGTTTTGGTGGTGACAGTTAGCGATGGTGTATGGGCATCGACGTGGAATAACGCATTCTCGGATATTGGAAGCAATACACTGATCGAACCGACGAGCTCCTTATTCAGCGATATCAGCGCACTTGCTTCCGGAACTAGGATTCAGTTTTCTGGCGAATTTTTCCGGGATCGCGAGAGTTGTATATCGATGCAGAACTTGGGACTGAACGGCAAAATAGACCGTCCAGAATTTACCTTTCGCTTCAGTTCAGTCCAGAAAATTGAATAAACCGGTTAGCGGCTAGTCCCCAAAAAGGGGATTATAATCCCCTAAAGTAATTGACGGGGATAAAAGTCCCCATTAGGTTGACTCCAACAACAACATTGGAGGCGACAATGCTACATTTCCCAAACATCAAGAAAACCAGCTACCCCACGCCACAATTTTTGACGGATGCTCGCCAAATCGTGGCCAACCCCGAGCAGTACGACCCCAGCCATGACGGCGCTTGATATCATCCGCCGCCTTGCGATCGCTACCGCCTTTGCAATCATCGCCGTTGCGATAGGCCACACCGGGCTGCAGGCCGCGCTGAACACCACGCACATGATCGAGAATGTCCACGCCGGAGCAATGCAATGAGCGGATGGGGTGGGCTTTTCACGCTGTTTGTCGTGCTGGTTGTTTTGTCATTTTTTGTGATCGCCGGGCTCGTCGCGGTTTTCATATCATGACCGCCAAAATCAAACCCAACGATCGGACGGCTTGATGGCGGGATCAGTCAACAAAGTCACGCTGCTCGGCCACCTTGGCCGAGACCCTGAAACGCGGCAATTCCAGAATGGCGGTAGCGTCTGCAACCTGCGCATCGCGACAGGCGAAAGCTGGAAAGACAAGAACACTGGCGAAAAGCGCGAGAAGACCGAATGGCACAGCGTCTCGATCTTTCAAGAGGGGCTGGTCCGAGTGGCCGAGCAATACCTGAAAAAAGGTTCAAAAGTTTACATCGAAGGCAAACTGCAAACCCGCAAGTGGCAGGATCAATCTGGCGCGGATCGCTACAGCACCGAGGTTGTGCTGCAGGGATACGATGGGAAATTGGTCATGCTGGACGGCCGCCCAAGTGGTGGAGGCGGATCAGGCGATGGCGGAGGCAGCGACCAGCGAAACTATGGTGGTGGCTACAGCGACAGCGGCAACCAGGACGGAGGATCAGGTGACGGAGCCGGTGGATACTCCGGCAGCGACATAGACGATGAAATCCCATTCTAGGATATTGGAGCGCACGATGAGCAACGACCTAATGATGTCAGTTTCCACCCCCGATGGTAAAGGCGGAACGATCGACACCGGACCGTTCAAAGCATCACTTTTAAGCAAACTGGCCGATGATCTGCGGACCGAAAAACCAAAGCGTACACCCATGAAAAACACGCCAGCCGACAAAGCGGTGACTGACACAGCATACCGCGCAACAGCCGAGGATCTGCGCCAATTCATTGAGCGGATCGAGCGCCTGGATGCCGAGAAAAAAGACCTGGCCGAGCAACAAAAGGAAGTCATGGCCGAAGCCAAGGGACGCGGATACGACACAAAAGTGATGCGCAAGATCATCGCCCTACGGAAGCGCGATAGCGACGACGTGGCAGAGGAAGAAGCCGTCCTCGACTTCTACAAAGAAACGCTGGGCATGTGATGAGACAGACCGCGCCAAACACTCGAAAAAACGAGATAGACGACCAAGCGGCTGCATTCAGCGCCGCGAACCCGCAAGTATCGAAGTTATTTGTCAAATTCACGATCGAGGCGATCGAGCGGGGGTTTGCCAACTATTCGGTGAATGCCATTTTTGAGCGCATCAGATGGGAAAGCGACAGCGCCGATGGCGACGGCCGGTCAACCTTCAAAATCAATAACAATTACCGATCCTGGTACGCGCGCCGCTTTATGCAGCGATACCCGCATCACGCTGGGTTTTTCAGAACCCGAGCCCGCATCAGCGGTGACGACCCAGCAACCGGGCTGCCCGAATTGACCCCCAACGATTACCAGGAACGAACCACAGCATGACAAATCTGATCGACGTTACCGAACCCAAACGAAACATGATGCGCGCGCTCGGACTAGATCGCTGGATCAAAGCGCGACCGCTATCGGCACCAGGGATCAACCGGGACACTAAAACCACGATAATGGTGGACGCCAGAGTGACGCAGCCGGATGGAGAAACCATGACGATGATCGTTGACGTTTCACCACGCACCGCGATCCAGGACATCCAGAACGAAGTGCGCGCCGCGCTCAATCGCGACCCACGGCTGCTACGCGCCAGGATCGATCAAATCACAATCCGCCCGCCCCGCAACGGATAAAAGCAAAAGACGCCCAAATTCAGACGGTAAACCTGGCGCACCGCTGATGTGAGATCAAAAGTGCCGGAATATTTTGGAGTTAGAACCCAATGAAAAATCAAGAAAAAACAGCCGTCGAAAAACTGATCGACAAGGCGACAAAAACACAAAAATCAGAGGACGCGATGCGTTTCTCGCAAGCCGCAGTTAATGCCGCAAATGCGCTTTGCGCACAGGAACAACTGCCCAGATAATTACAACCGCGCGGGCAACCTAAGAGTAGGAAAGCCCGCGCTACCATTTAGGGAAACGCTAACATGAAATCAGACATCATCGAAATATCGTTGCAGTTTCAGCACCAAACCGACGACGCTGTCTGCGTGCGCGCCGTAGAAGACGGCCCCGATATTTGGGTGCCGAAATCGCGATGCGAGATCCTGCAAACCGCACCCCGGCGCGGCCACTACATTCTGCTCACAACCGACGAAACGACCGCGACCGAAAAGGGTCTGGTCTAACTTCAGCATTAAGGACGCCTAGAAAATGAGCCGGCTAATTATATCAAGCACAGCAATTCGCGAATTGGCTGAAAAGGCTGACCAGTGCGAGTTGCAGCAAGAAGACGAGATAGGCGCGACCTTGCGTATGCTGGTGGAGGATCGCGACAACGAAAAAGAGGCCCGCCAAAAGACTGAAATGTGCCTACGCGACAAGGATAAGTCGATGGATATTCTGTTCGACTTATTGCGCGAAAACGGCGTCGATTTCAGCCACCTAATTTCCTAGACATAAAGGACAACAAAAAATGAACGTTTTTAAAATATTCACACGGAAAATCGGAGCCAACGATCGCTTTCACGGCATCAATCTAGGTGACGGTGCCCAAGACACGCTAACAGGATTTTCCGGCGTTGTTGTGTCTCAAAATTCTTGCATTTCTGGATGTGACCAAGTGGCGCTGCAACCAGAAATGTCAGACGGAAAGTTTGAGGATAGCCGCTGGTTTGACATTGAGCGCATAGAGCAAACCCAAGCCGGTAAAGTCAAATTGACAGACCGCCGAACAGGCGCTGATGCGGTGCCGCCATCGCGCACACCCAAAGATACCATTTAAAGAAAACAGAGAGACAGACAGATGAGTGATACCCTCAACACGCCAGTAATGGTCCGCGTTTCGAATGCAAAATCTGCCTTTGGAGTACACCGCGCCACGCTTTACCGCTGGGCGGCCGCAGATCACATCAAGATCCACAAACGCGGCGCAATGTCATTTGTAGACCCGATCCAGGTCAAGAATTTCATTATGGGCCTGGGGGACCAGCTGGGGGACTAAATCGCCTCTCGGCAAAATTATTCAATAAAAACAGCGATAAATGGTGCCCAGAAGACGACCCGCATGCCTGTCGCAAACCGTTGCATAGCGTCCACCGATACCATTATAGATCAATGAATTAAGGGGATCATTGTCGCACGGAGCCACACGGCGATCCTCGAAAGCGCGCGCCCCCCTGGGGGACTAGCTGGGGGACCAGGATGAAACTCACAACGATCGCGATAAAAAACGCACCTGACGGAAAGCACGAAGATGGTGCCGGGCTGCGCATGGTCAAACGAGGCGATGCCGGGAAATGGGTTTATAGGTTTTCGATATACGGCAAGCGAAAGGAAATGGGCCTGGGCTCATGGCCCGCCGTAACATTGGCAGCCGCGCGCAAAATCCGCGACGGATGGGCAGCGGAAATCCGACAGGGACGCGACCCGGTCCAGGTCCGACAGGAACGAAAAGACGCGGTCGAATTGGACGCCCAGCGCATCGATCCGACATTTTCAGAAATGGTTGATGCGGTATTTGAGGCGCGCAAAGCCACGCTGCGTGGAGACGGAACGCGCGGCCGTTGGCGCAGCGCCCTAGACACCCACATCATCCCAAAAATCGGACGCAAGCCGATATCAAAAGTCACGACCAGAGACGTCCAGAATGCTATGGCGCCTATCTGGCACGCCAAGCCTGCAGTCGCGGTAAAAGCATACCAGCGCACGCGGATGGTTTTCACAAAAGCCCGGCTTATGGGATACGACTGCGACCCCTTCACGGTTGAAGCCGCGAAGGAATTACTAGGTGAGGTCGACCATATCCCGACACCACTAGCCGCGACACCTTGGCAAGAACTCCCCGCACTTTACGAACGGCTCAAGACCGGAGGCGACGTAGCGCAATGCTTGCGCTGGATCATTCTGACGCTGGTGAGATCAGACAGCGCCCGAGGTGCGAGGTTTGACGAAATAGACGACGGGCTGTGGATCGTGCCCAAGGACCGGATCAAAGGATTGCGTCGGCATGTGGCCGAATTCAGAGTGCCGCTTTCAGATGAGGCGCGATCAGTCATTGATGAACAAAAGCAGATCCACACTGATTTGATGTTTACCGCCCTACGCGGCAACCCGGTCACTTCGCGCGGTTTGGAGATGCACCTCAACCGGCTGGGCGAGCCAGGACGGCCGCACGGTTTTCGAACCAGCTTTCGCACATGGGTCCAAGACACAAACGCCTGCGATTATGAAGTCGCAGAAACCGTGCTAAACCACTCCATCCATTCCAAGGTGGCAAAATCCTACGCCCGATCAGACCTAATCGACAGAAGGCGCATCGTGATGGACGCCTGGGCGCGCTTTGTAACCGGCAAGGCATCCGCGACAGTCACGCAACTGCGCAGGTAGGGAAGCGTTTATTTCGGAGGCTCGCCAGTGACAGAACAACGATACCCGGTCGCATCAAGTGAATGCTCAACCCGAGTGACCAGCCAAGTGCCGTCGACGTAGGACCGGAACCCCGACAGTTTGACCAGGCCCTCCGCAATCAAATCGGGATTGCCAGGCAAAGTCAGAGACAAAGCACGCCCAGCGCGCGACGAACGAGCAAACTCAGCATCAGCGGCCCGTTGCGCCGCCTCCCGAGAGGGATAGCGATCCCTGAGACGACGAACAGGCGCGCCAGCACCCGCTAACAGCTCCACTGGCTGCCCAGCGTCCAGATCCTGCCATACAGCGACCACCTGCCCGACAGCCTCACGCAGCGACCGGCTGACACGCCAGGAACTCACATCAGACAGCACGATCGGGACCGTAGGCATCGCCATGCCCGACGCGGAAAGGCTCTCGCCACGTTTTGCCAAGATCAGCCGCCCGTTTGCAGGCTTTGCGATCGCGTCCAGATCCAGAGCAAGCCGCGACAACAGATTGATGTCGCTCTCGTCAACCTGATCGGTGTGGGGCAGGACGATACCGGACAGGGAAGCTGAAACCGCAGACACCATCCCATGATCGCCCGCGACACGATCGACCAAGGCACCCAAAGTGGTACCGGCTGGCCAGGACCGCGACCGCTGCTCGGTGATCGCAGTTTGACCCGATGTGGTCTCGCCATGCGGGGAAGCGAAAGCCTCGATGTTCATCAGATCAGGTGGCCCCGAGGTTTCCACCCGGTCAGCAATAAACAGCCCCATATATTTGAGACGCAGCCCGTAGCCCAGCCACACCTTGATCTCGGCACCGACGCCGGGCTCCTGAAGGCGCGCGAATGGTAAGGCGTCTGACAGCGAAAGCGAAAACTGATCCGATTGAACCCCCGCCGCATCGGATAATCGCAGCGAAACGAGGCGTTTTGAAACGACCGAAGTTATATCTTGCCCGTCGACCTCGACACGGAACGCTGGCCGGAAATCAATCAACCCCACAGGCGTACCGCCTCAACGGCATCCGGCACTACGACGACCGGAAGATCGATGCGTGTGCCCAATGGCAGTATCGGACCCAAAAGAGCCAGACCACGATTTGCAGCCAAGACAGTCTCGACAAGCCCGGCGTCTTGACGCCCATAGTGCGACCACACAACCCGATCGACCGTGTCGCCTTCTTCAGAAAGGTAGAATGGAACGGAGCCCGCCATCATATCGCCTCAATCTAATTTCAAATTCTTGACGCAGCGGCACACCACCACGCTCGAAAATGCGCTGGCCTTCATTTATAGCCTCAACAACCCAAAGGCCCATGACCCGACCACCTAACGAGATCAGGGGGAGCGGGATGCCGAGTGACGCCTGCGCGCGCATCCGCGTGATTTGATCAAGCCCGCCTTTGAAGTGCGGAAAGATCACGCCGCGCAACTCGAGCGTTTCACCAGGCGAGCCGGTGAATTGGAGCGCGTCATTTGTGCCAACCCGCTCCTGGGCAGACCAGCGGTATTCAGAACCGCGCGACAGCTCCTGATAGGCGGCCGTGGAGATCGAGAATTGATAGACGCCCAGCTGCATCATTTCCGCACTCATGCCGCGTTCCCGTACTGGCCGTAGCCACGTGGCTGGTCATAGAGCGATCCACCGTTAGAACGCGACAGACGGCGCTCAAGCTCATCGATGATTGCCTGCGCAGACATACCGGCCGCATTGATCGAAATGTTGTTAGTGACAGAACCGCCCGAACCACCGGAACCTGACATAGCCGAAACGGCCGCTTCGACATTGGCCCTTGCACCGGATGCCAGGGACGCAATGCGCTCAGTTTGACGATTGGTCGCAATAAAGCCGGAACGGTTGACGAATTCGGCCTCTCGACCGCGCTCTCCAACAATCCGCATCCCAGGCTTAAAATTGCCACCCGTTGCCCGAGACTGCATGACGCCCACATCAACAGGAAGTGGACCCGTTGCACTACCTGTATATGGCGTGCGAGTTGATGGAACGTCCGATCTGGGCCTAGATCCACCAAACACATCGCCAACAGCGTCCAAAGCCCGCGCGCCCTGATCACGAACCCAAGTAAGAGACTCAATCACCGGGGTGATCTTTTCAAGAACCCAATCAAACTTGGCACCGATCCAATCAATGACCGCCCCCAGACTATCCTTCAGGCCCTGCCACGCCCGCTCGATCGGCTCAGTCACGCCCAGCGCATCCATCACCGGCTTTATGACGTTATCGTAAGTGTAGCGGAAGATCGCGCCAACCCCCTCGAACATCACCTCCCAAAAGTCGCTAAACCCGCCCCACGCCGCTTTGATGCCGTCGATCGCACGGCCCATGTCACCGGTGAACACCCCGCCAACCAAATCACTAAGCCCACTGAAATAATCACCAACGGCCCCAAACAGTCGACCAAACCAAGGCCCGACATCCTCCCAATTCTTATAGATCAGAAAGGCACCGCCTGCGATCACCGCGATGGCCGCTCCAATCGGATTAGCTACGAGAGCCAAGCCAATGGCCTTAATACCACCCGCCACAATGGGCAGCGCAGGTACCAGAGCCCACATCGCAACGCCAAGTTTCCCAACTGAAAACACAAACTTACCAACTGACAAAATCGCCTTAGAAGCCATAACGGTACCCAGGATCACGCCAAAATTGTCCCAACCCCCGACCATTTCAGCCACTTTCGACACAACAGACCCCACCTTGGTGGCGACATCACCCATACCGCCCGCGACTTGCCAGACGATTGGCAAAACCCGCTCCAGCCCGAGGACTGCTGCCTCTGCAAACTCCTTAACACCGTCGCGATTGCTGATTGCCCAGGCCGAAAACGTCTCCATCGATCGCGTCACGACAGGCATAAACTCAGAACCAATTACATTTTTTAACCCTTTGACCGTCAGTGTCGCATCGAGCAACCGATCCTGAAAGGTTTCGGCATCCCGAGCCGTGCGCTCAGAAAGAACATAGCCGGTATCACGCGCCGCCTGGCGTAAATCATCCAGCCCATCTTTGCCGTCGCCCAGCATGTTGACCATGCCGACGCCAGCGCGCGAAAACAGATCCGAAGCGATCGCAGCACGCCGCGCTGGGTTTTCGACATCTTTCATCCGCTCGGCTATTTCAGCAAGCGCATCCTCTGGCCGCATTTCGATTAAAGTGTCGACCTCAAGGCCAAGAGCATTGATAGCATCGGCCGCTGGACCAACACCACCCTCGGCTTCACCCAGGCGTTTGACAAACGCGACCATCGAGCTGTCAAAAGTGCTTATAGCAACGCCAGACCGCTCGGCCGCATAGCGCAGCTCTTGATACGCCTCGACATTGATGCCCAGCGCGTCCGCACTTTTTGCGACTTCATCACCCAGGGAAGCCGTAGAGGATGCGATGCCAAAAATGGCAGTGCCGACCAAACCGATCGCAATGCCAGCCGTGCGCGCCGATCGGCCAATTTGCCCCACCATTGAATGGAAATTCTGACCAACGCGAGCCGACGCCTGCGCCGCGCGCGTCCAGGCTTGCTGGCGACGCTTCAGAACTTCTAGCTGCCGACCAAGCTGCTCATATTCCCGATCCAACTCGGCAACAGACCGCCCCTGACGTTCAAGAACACGCCGCGTGCGCGACATTTCCTGTTGCCGATTTGTGATTGTTCTTATTTCAGAGCCGACACCCTGAAGGCCCGACTTGATAAAGCCGATATTGCGCCCAACAGACCGGTCCATGTTGGACCCGATCTGGACTGTGGCGTTAAGCCGTTGGTTTGCCATCTACCAGACCCTCAATCCACCAATTGAAACGCGAGCTGGGCATCGCCATGATTTCGGCGTGACCCCAGCCGGTGCGAGACGCCAGGATTAGAACACCCGAGCGCAACACATCCGGCTCAAGCATTACCCGTACAAAAAACCCAGCGCCTCCTGGAGCCGAATGAAATCACGCATCATAATGCCACGCAGATCATCCGGGGCAATTTCCGCCAGATTGGCGATCAACGCGACCTCCGCCTCGGCACTATTGCTGTTTTTTTGCGATGTTAGCTGATCCTCGAGAGACGGCTCGCGCAGCTTTACAGATGTGACCTTTGCACCCGCGACTAGAAAGCCGCGAGCAAGAGTGACGGTCAGAGAGTTATCCGACCCCTCTTTGATGTATTCCGGGTAAATTGACGCCTCGGGTTTTTCCGCTGTTTTTGCCATCATACCGCCCCTTAAATACCAATAGCCGCGCGCCGCGCAGCCAACTGATCAACACCGTTAATCACGCGCGTCATGTTAAGGACGTCGATGTTGTGAATTTCACGACCATCCAGCTCCTCGGAAAAGAAATCGCAGCGAACAGTGACGGTCAAAGGAGCCATCTGCCCAGGCGACCAGGTGCCACGTTCAATACGAGTGATCTTGCCGCGCAGGCGATGAACCGACGCTTTGACCGTGCCGTCATAACTTTCGACAGCACCGCGCGCGGTGAAGTTAACGCTTTCACCCTCGGCAACGCCCCAAAGTGTCAGGACGTCGAAATCATAAGCGGTAAGCACGAAAGACGCCTCAAGCCCCTCCATGCCCATATCGAGCGCGATCGGGGCATCCATACCACCGGCCCGAAAGTCCTCGGTTTGCACCGCGAGAGGAGGTGCAGAATATTCGGAGACGTTGCCAGCATAGCCCCGGCCGTCCACGAACAGATTAAAATTGCGAAGGATATCACGAGCGGCCATTAGGAAAGTGCCTCCGAAATGTAGGTGTCAACCAGGTGAGAGCGGAACGTGATATGTTCCGCAGGATAGGGAGGCGTGAATTCAAGATTAAAATACACCTTCCCCTCGAGGATGGAAGCCGGAGTGTTTAGATCCGGGTCCGGGAAACAACGCCCTCCGAGTAGCGCGCCCAGCTCGACAAGAGTGGCAATGTAGCCATTCACGCCGTCCGACACGTCCTCCAGGTAGGTTTTCGTGATATTGCGATCGACAGCCCAAAGATGCGCGCGCTGCAGGCTTTCGTGGAGGATATCGGCCGTGCGCCGCACAGAGATAAACTGGAATTTTGGATCATCGGTCGGCACCCGGTTGCCCCACAGACGGAAGCCGTCCTGGCGGATGATTGTGGCCACATCATTCTCGTTCAAGAGATTGGCGCGAGACGACGCATCACCCAACTTGAAATCGACCGGGCGAGCCGTGCCGATAATGCCGAAAATGCCTTTGTTAGAAGGCGACCACCAAAAGCCGCGATCGTTATCCGTGCGAGCGATAACACCCGCAACCCGAGCCGAACTAGGCTCCACAACAACATCGCCCGCGCCGTCCAAAACCTTGACCCAAGGATCAACGACATAAACCCGACCCGAGGTGCCCCAATCGGCCGCATGCGTTTGAGCAGCCGCGTCCGTGGTGTTTGGACCATCAGCGACAATGATGGAGCGCAGGCGAGAGGCGATGCCCTCAAGCTCGGCAATAACCGGGTTTGCAGCATCCGAGGGACGCTGGTGTGTCCAGCCCGGCGCGCAAAGGATGCGCGGCGCAAAGCCGACAACACTCTCAGCAGCAGCAAGCGCATGAACGCCCTCATAAGCGCCGTTATTTGCATCAACACCGCCAACGATATTAGCCAGAGTAGCCGCCTCGTCCGCGCCTTCCTCAACCCGAACCACGATAACCACCGCACCGATTTGATCGAAAATGCCGTCGAGAGCGGATGGCAGAGAGCCGAGCCCGGTCCCGACCGTGTCCAGTTTTGCCGCTTCCAGGCGATTGCCCGCGATCAGAACTGGAGTGTTTAAAGGGAATGCGGTCGCATCGGCATTTGTGGCAGTGCCCACGATACCGATAACGCCCGATCGCACCGTGCGGATCGGCCGAGCGCCGGTGTCCACCTCGATGACTTCAACGCCGTGTAAGAATGCCATTTTTATCCGCTCCGATGATTGCCGCTATTCAGGACGATCATCACGACGCGGCCGGGGTGTTTCCTCTGGCGGTTTTCCCGACGCGATAATGGCGCCTGAAATGATCTCATCAAGGCTGGCATAGGAGCGGCGGTAGTCAAACGAACCGAACTGGCCCAAAACCCGCACCGCGAGGTAAAACAAGAGGCTGATCAAAATAGCAGTGAGGAATTTTAGGTGCCGCGAACCGCCGCGATACTGCCGCGCCGCGTCTCGCAGCATTGCCTTGAAAAACAGCCAATCACAGCGCGCGCGATCCCAACGATCGCCACCGACCCAATAGCCAAAGTCGTGGTGACGCCAGCTGGCATCTTTGAAATACCAACTGGCGTTTTTAGTTATCCAGGCGCGAGCCCGGACAGAGAGCCAACTCGGCCCGATGCCGTTCCCAAATTGCAGCTGCTGCGCGGCCGTCAAATCATAAAAAGACGGCCGCACCCAATTATGCCTCGGGAACGCCCAGCGCGATCTCGGCACGCCGTGCCTCGGTGATCAAACCAGCTTGGGCCAAACCGGCCAAACCGCCAACGACCATCGAAGTCTCGATGTTGAGCGTTTCCATTTGCGGATTGTCCAGCACGTCATAAAGCGCATCGAGCGTGAACTTTAAGACCAACTCCTGCTCGCCGGTGCCAGAGTATGCCCGCGCCATTCGGATCGCGACCTGCTCTTGAATGGTGAACAACATTTTGAACTCAACGCGACTGACCAAGGTGCGGAATTGTGGCACCGGATCAACGGCTGCAGGTTCTTCTGGATGCGTCCACATCTGCCCGTTTTTTGACGACAGCCGCGTGGTCAAATCAGGAACTTCGATAAACTCGCCCGCAATATCTGGGTGGAACCGTTCCGCAGGATCACCGTCGATCAAGTCGATCACCAAGCGGTCACCGTCGTCATTCGCGTCTGTCATTCTTGCAAATTTTGTCATTTCACCACTCCACAACTACGAGGCCGTGGCCACCACGACCACCAGCAGCACTGCCACCAGCGCCGCCACCAGCACCAAAACCACCAATGGCAAAGAGGCCAGAACCGGCATTATAGCCATTACCTCCACCGCCACCACAGACGCCGCCGTTGCCGCCATTTGCTCCGGTACCGGAACCGTTTGCACCGCCGCCGCCACCGCCACCGCCGTCACCACCAGTGCCAGCATTACCGCCTGCGCCGCTGCTCACCGTTCCATTACCTCCATGTCCTCCAAAAAAGTCTGTAGGAAAACGGATCAATTGACCTGTAGGATTAGATAAAAGCGTTCCAAGAACATCTAACCCGCCATCGTTTGAGTTTGCAGATTGTGTTGAACTACCCCCGCCACCACCAACGGCACCAGCACCGTCCGCGCCATTATTGCCTGCGATGCCGCCACCGCCGCCACCAGCGTTGCCATTTGCATTGCCGCCATTGCCCCCATTGCCAAGTTGGGTCGCGGCACCGCCGCCACCGCCACCAGTATGGGCGTTGCCGCCGTGACCGCCGCGCCCGCCGATGAACTGAGCCAGCCCTCCGGTACCAGCACCGGCAAGCCCCGTTGTGGCCCCATTGCTAGAAGCGCCTCTGCCGCCGGTCGCGGAAATGAGACTGGCAAAAGATGACGAACCACCAGTCGCTCCAGTGCTGCCTTTAGCCCCACCAGAACCAACTGTAACAGCATGAGATGAACCAGGCACCAAATCAAAAATGCCCCAAGCAAAACCGCCGCCACCGCCACCGCCAGCCGGTCCCTGGCTAACATCGCGAGCGCCGCCGCCTGCGCCCAATACGCGGATGCGCGCTTTTGTTATTCCAGCCGGAACCTGAAAGTTTCCCGAACCAAGAAACACCTGATACAACCCATTGCCAAAAATATCTTGGCCTTGAAGTCGAGGAACACCAGAAACCCCAAACTGAGTGAATTCCGAACCGCCTGCCGACACCGCTGCTGCAGAAATAAACCGCCCCATTTAAACGTCCTCCTCAAAGCCATGAGCGCGGTAGGAAACCACGCCCGTATCATCTTGCACCACGATCTTCTCGCCAGCCGCGCAAACCAGCGCGGTCACATGCAGCACGCCGCTGCTAGGCAACGGAGCATCGTACTCGATCCAATCTTTATTGCCTGCCGTGGCATCCGACGTGATCGCGATCCGCACCTTTGCAGCGTCCGCGCCACGATTGACGCAAATCAAATTCGCAGTCGTCACATGCGCGGCAGGCACCGTGTAAAGAGTGGCAGCGGTATCCGCCGCCGGGGCAACACTGCCCAGTTTTCCCGTCATGATTGCTCTCCAAAATAAGCCCGTGATTTACGTTTGCGCAGGGATGGAGCCTGCGAAAGAATGGTGGCCAGCGCGTCCCGCGTCACTTTCTTAGGCAAATCGGCACTCGCGTCCTGGACGACAAACCGATCGAGAGCGCCGTCGAACTGCGCAGCCGTAAGACTGCCCAGCGCGCCAAGGTCTAAAGCAATGGTGCGATCGACTAAAAGATCACCGCCGCCTTTCAGACCCGCAGCGGCGTTAACTTCACGCTCGCCAGGCACCATAGAACTTGCCGCCTCGATACGAATGACGAGGTTTTCCAAGTCGGAAAAAACAACAATGACATCAAGCGACAGCGCAAAGCCGACCGGCTTATTTATGGGCAGCGGATATTTGACGATCGCGATCAAATCACCATCATCGTCCAGCAAGCCGACCTCGCGAATATCCGAAAACGGACCCGCATCAACAGCAAGCTCGATGCGGAAAAACGCCTCGTTTGCATTGCCGGTTTGGCCCTGGGCCATGACAGCCACACGGCCGGTTTCATTTACCAGCGCCGTCTCGCCCCCGGTCGGTGAATAGTTACCGTCACCAAAAGCGATGTGCGTGATATTGATAACGCCACCGCCCGAGACAGCAAGCGCGGCCGCCTCTTTGTTGCGGCCCACATTTGTCAGAAATCCATAAGGTTGTGTCATGTGACCCTTTCAACTCTTACGGCTGGCCCAATGATTTGAGCCCAGCCGGTGACGCCACAGCCTGCAGCCGTGGACACGATAGGCGCAGGCGGGATGCCCCCGATGTTTAGCGCGCGCATGCGATGATAGGACGTCGCACCAAGATAAGTGCGCGCGCGCGATTGGATCACAGCCGACACATCATAGTGCGCGCTGGCCGGTTTCACTCGATCGATAACCAAGACCAGCTGATCGATCACATCAGAGATAAGCACACCGGACGTGAGCAATTCGGCAACCGACAAACGCACAGTGAATGTGCCAGGATCAGCGCCCTGCGCAGCACCCGCCTCCCACCATTCAATGATTTGAGCATCAGACCCGAGAGACGCGATAGCCAACTCGACTGCGCGCCGCGTGCCCTTGCGGCGATGGACCTCAACGGATCGCTCAATAACGGCCCGTTTGACCGGCTCGCTCCAGGACGCGTCCCACACATCGACGGAAAACGCCCAGGCAAGCCAAGGCAACACGGACAACGGGCAGCTTTGTGGGTTCCACAAATCCGCAATCGGTACTGGCACATCCGACAGCCGCGCCGTTGATTGATCGAGTGCGACCTCGGCATTTGTGGCGTTAGATGGGAGCAAGCGATCAGACATCAGTGCCACCCACAACAACAGTGACGCCGGTGCAGAATGTGGCCTCGGTACCGCCAACAACGATATCGGCCGCAGGCGTGGTCAAGGTCACGTTTTGAACACCGGGCTGGTGAAGTGCGGCGAAAATGGCCGAGCGCGTCACATCGTGCCCGAGACGACGCATGGACGCGACATAAGCCAAAACAGCCGCCTCGGCTGACGCTTCGATTAAAGCGGCATCAGGACCAGGATAAAGAGTTAAAGTGGCATCGATCGCGTAACTGGAGATCGATGCAGCGACCACAGTGACAACATCGGTCAATGGGCGGATTTCATCAGACGAAAGCGCAGCAAGAACGATGGCCAAAAGAGCATCGGTAGGCGCGCCATCGCCCTGGCGAGACAGGATCGTGACGACAACAGCGCGTGGCGTTGGGCTGGCAACGGAGACGTCCAAAACATCAGGATCAGCGCCCAGCGCATGGAAAATATATGCCCCAGATGGACCGGCGGTGCTAAAACCCTCAAACGACAACTGAACCCGACGCCGCAGATCCGTGTCGTTTTCATAGGTCGCCAGAGTTGGTGGGGTTGCAGCCGGATCAGCCGCGACCAAGACAAAGCGTGCCAGGTTATAATTTGCAGCAATTTGATCCAGGTCCGCACCAGCTGCATAGCCGAGCATCACAGCGAGAGCGCCATCATTGACGCGCTGCCGAATAAGCGTCTCACGATACGCCGCAACTTCTAGAATTTTGAACGCCGGATCACTCTCGACCAAAGCGTCAAACTCAGGCGCGCGCGCACGTAGATCCGCGAGCATCGCTGCCAGAATTGTCTCATAGTCCAGCGCCTGGACAACATCAGGAGGTGCCAGCAAAGACAGATCAACCGCAGTAAAGGCCCCACTCATTGCGCCACCTCAATGCCGTCAAGCGTGACCTGCCGACCATCCGGTAAATAGTTTGCCGTTATTGAAAGCGAGATCCGGCCAACTTCGACACTATCCGCAATAACAGAGACGACATCGATGCGAGGCTCCCAGGCGGCCAACGCTTCAGCCGTCGCGGTGTAGAGATCGAGCAAGATCGAGCCGTTCATAGGCGCATCGACCAGGCGATACAGGCGAGAACCATAGTCACGACGCATCACCCGACTGCCAATCGGAGTGGTCAGAATATCCGTGATGGATTGGCGCAAGTGGCCAAGACCATCGAGCGCCGCGCCGTTTGATGCGTTAATGCCATTCATTACCAGAGCATCGACGCGCATGCGGCCGGTTTCCTCTGGCGGTTTTCCCGAAGGGACTAAACCGGTTTAGGCTCCTTTACGGGGTGTTTGGTTTTTCTAACGCGGCGTCGTGTTCGTGGCGATGAACCAGCCCCATGAGCCTTGCACACCAGAATACGTGTGGCTTACTTCTGTCCCATCGGCCCCACCCCACGCCGTCTAAAACTGCGCACGCCTCGTCAACACCTAAACCGCCACGACGAGCCAACGTCTCAAGAGATTGGCTGTGGTTGTTTTCCGCCTGACCTGACTTCGGGGCCAAAACCTCCCACGGTATGGCTTTCAACATATCACTTCCCATAATGGGAAACATGCGTTGATGTCTTACGGGCATATCAAGCCTCCTTTACGGGTTGGTTGGTTTAGGCGGGATAAATTCAGAAATGGCGGCGACTAGAGCGCCATAAGACCCCCTTTCAACAACAATCTGTGCTTCCCCATGTTTGATAAAAAGCCGCCCCCAGTTTTCGGTAATTGTAACAGCACCGAAATCCACGTCCATTACCGGCATAGGCAAAATTTGCTCAACGGTAACAGTTTTTCCTGCGTTATGCGGTGTACTCATGTCGGCTCCTATTGTGAACGCCATACGAGCCAGTCAAGTAGCAAACTCGGCTCATCCGCTGCATGCAGCAAATCAAGTAATTCTTCTTCACCTACGAGGTGCGGGATTTTATTGTTAGCAACTGAGCGATTGAGCTCAGTTAGATAGCAAATCCAGCCCGACACCGGGTCCGTTACGATGTACTTTTCATCTGTGAATGTCACATCTAGGTCTATGGTTTGACCGTTCGCTAGCGATATCGACTTCTTGAATTCTTTAGTGTTCATTTGCTGTAATCCCTTCAATTTTTTGCGCTGCGCACACCGCACATTCTGTTTAACTGCGAACGCGACAGGTCTATGCCCGTGCGCCGCCTTGCCGTCGCCTGCACCGCATCAGGAGGCTGCGATCCATGCCATTGACCGCAAATCACGGTCTTATCATCTGGCTCAATTTCACTTATTCGGCCAGTCTTCTTGCGGGTAGCACGGGGCAATGGGCGTTCTTCCAGCGTTGCTCCGATAGCCTTCACACGATCAACGTTGCGCTTTGCGCCCGCCCCGTGGCCTAGCTGCGACTTTGCGCAAACCACCAGTATATCGCCAGACTTCAAACCGCCGCTTTCCAGCAATGCCGCAAGGTCTAAGCGTTCTGTTTTTGGCGTATCAATAAACGTCTTTTCAACCAGCCAATCGGCGGTGATGTCAGCGTTCTTGTCATAGATGTATGCAATTCTCATTGTGTCAGACTTAACCTAAGCTGCACAACCGCACAATACTTTATTCGGCTTTAGTGTTGACCTAATAAACCGCACAATGTATTGTGCGTTTAAGGGGTCAAATTGATCCGAAACCGAACACACCAACGAGGGACCGACAGCATGAAAGACGAAGCCCCAAAAGAGTATCGGCTAAGAAGCGAGATTGAGCGCGCGGGTTGGTATTGGTCGGCATCTGACGATAGTGGTTGCTATGGCCCTTTTGACACCCCCGAAGAAGCGCGGGCGGAATTTTGGCATGACGGCGCAGGCGAGGATATCTTCAACGAATGGGTCTCTGACGGGGATCATCCAGACTTAACAAAGGAAACATTCTTGGCTGACTGGGAGTACATCCAGCACCTATCTTCTTGGCCAATATCCACAGACATTTTTGACGCCGATCGCGCCATCGAAGACCTTGAGGAAAAGAACGAAGAGGCGGTCTGGGGTGAATGCGAACCAACTTGGCCAAAAGAACACAAGCGCGAACTCGAACAGATGCTTGGACAGGCCCTGTTTGATTGGATGAAAAAGCATGATCTCTGGAAAGAGTTTCGCAGCCTGCAATAAAGGACCGATGAAGTGCCGCGACACTGCCCAGACTGCACCGCACAGATGGCCGATGATGGCGTGAATTGCTGGTGCGAAGATGGTGGCTGCATCTTCGCGGGGAATGTCAGGCTTACAGATGGCAAGATTGATCGTAACCACACAAACTGGACAATAAACATGAACGAATTTACAGCCGCAGACGCCACCGCAGAAAGCATTGCGGACGCGATGGAAACACTGGA